ACTTGTAGGAGACTTATGGCACAGCCCCTTTTTTTATTTATTATTGAATGAAGGATATAAAAAAAGGGCGTTTGTCTACCCCCTCAGAAGAACTCACTTAGAGAAGTCGCAGTTCTGCTTTTTGGCAACAAAAAAAGCTGATTTTCATCAGCTAATAGTTAATTAAAAAAAATCAGACACATGGAGACTCCTGCTTAAAATACTTAACCAATGTATATGGACTATCTATTACTATCACAGCTATAATTTTCGCTGTTTTCCGATAAAATATAATTGCACTAATTATCATGAATTATCATTTTCTTGCCCCTTTTTTGCCCCTAATATTATTGTTCTAAAAAATAACACTTTCGGTTAATAAACGATTTTATTGTTGAAATGTTTTTTATTCTTACAATATTTTCTGATACAATAAAAGAAAAAGTGAGGTAATAAAAAAATGAAAGAAGGTCTTAGAAAACCAAGTATTAAAAAAAGTTTGAAAGCTAGGACTACAGGTAAAGCAAAACGACAAATCAAAAAAGCTATCATACCAGGATATGGAAAAAAAGGGATGGGTTTTGCTAAATCACCGATAAAGTCAACGAAAGCAAAAATATATAGAAAAACTACGTTTAGTATATGGGACATTTTCAAATAGTTTTAGGGGGATAAATATGAAAAAGATTAGTATGGGAATTTTTACTGTATTTACCATTTTTTTACTTGCTGCTTGTGGTAATAAAGTTAAGACCGAGGATTTAAAAGCAAATGATTGGATAGCAGAAGCTTCAAACAAAGAGGAGCCGAATATGATTATATCTTTCTCTGATCATGTCATGTCCGTTTCGGTTGATACCAAAAGCATGAAGTCAAGCGCCAAAGATGAATGGGAAAAATTAGGAGAAGAATTTGCTAAACAAATTGTAGATCAACTAAATTATAAACTTGAATATTCTTTAGAAAAAAACACAATTAAAATTCAGGATACAGAAGATGATAACGCCTTTGTTTACTATACTGTTTCTAAAGAAAATGAGAACATAGTCTTGACGCCTGATGAAAAAAAGAATAATGATTCTTCTGACGCACAAAAACTTATCTTAAAACCCTATACTAAAAAGAAGAACATAGAATCAACTACCTCATCAACTAAAGAAACAACCTCATCATCAGAAGATTCAGCTACTAAACTAGATGATATAATTAAAACATTTACACAACAATCATTAGTAGTTTACAAGGCTAGAGATATGACTAAAGAAGATTTCGGTATCGCTCCTATGTCGGCTAAAAGTGCGAAAATATTTTCTTTAATTGAAACCGATAACGAAGATGAGCAGCAAAACGCCCGCTTACTAACTTTTGATAATCTAGATGACTTAAAAGCGACTAAAAAATATTATGATGATCTTGGAAAAGATTCAGCAATGCTGTTCTCCTACACTGCTGTTAACGAAGATGAACTAGTATTGATGCAGTTTAATGGGCAACTACCGCAAGAATTGGTGGAAAAATATGCAAAGGCAGCTTCTTTGGAATTAACAGAATCACCATTTGGATCTACTACTGCAGAATCGCAAACTTATTCATCAGAAAATGAGACTATTTACTCAGAAGAAAGCCTCCAGCCTGTTGAAACACCTCAAAGCTCTCAAGAGAAAACTCCTGAAAGTAGTGTTAAAAGTCAGCCCGTCGAAGAATATACGACTGTTCAAGAAGGAGAGGGGCCTCCTCAGATAGCTGCACGTGTTGGAATATCCGTTGAAAAACTGTATGAGCTCAATGGCATGGATCCAAATAATTTTATGTTATATCCGGGCGATACATTACGAATTAAATAAAAATAACCGTGCATTAACACGGAAAAAAGATAGAAAGAAGATGAGTAAACATGTCAAAAAAGCCATCATCAAGACCTGTGTCACATCCTAAAAATGGAGAAAATAGGGGGCAACAAAATCCTACCCCAAACAAATTTGTAAAGAGTCCCCCGCCGCCACCTAAGAAAGATTAGATTGATAAAAAAGGAAATAATGTAATCTATTATCGAAGTCAATCAAGTGTCGAGTCGTATTTGGTTCTGGATCATTATCTTGCTCATTAAACATTTTTTCTACCTGTTCGTAGCTATATTGAGTTATTTCTCCTGGAGCAACTAGAGACACTTGATTTTTCTTTTCTATATCGGTTATCCACCCTTCAAGATAACCTTCCCCAAGTCTATTTTTATCAAAGTCAAATATATACACAAATGTCGAGACATTTCCTTTAGAAAAAAGCCGTTCTTTGGGTGTTTGATTATCTACTTTGGGCTTTTTTAGTATTTTCATTCTAAAAATATTTATTGATTCCTTTAACATTTTAGCAAGGAATGGGTATACAGAAAAGTTAAGAAGCATACTTATCAATACAGTTAACAATACTCCAAAAGAAAGTTGCCTTATAAAATCTGTTATTGCTAAACCTTCCTCAGGAAATGAGAAAAGTAAAAGGAAAAGGGCATAATTTATAATTGAAAAAAACAACACATACAGAATCTTTTCGTCTTTTTTCTCTTTATCTTGTCGAATAATTTCTAATTTCTCTAAAATAATAAAATTAATAAAACCTAATCCACCTGCTGATACAAAAGAAGTTAGTAACATATTGAATATTTTATATACACTTTCTGCATCCATTTTATTGTCTCCTTGTGTCCTAGATTGTAGTAAATTCATTCAATTATAGCATATCTCTATGTATAAGCCCGCCTAAGCGGGCTATTTGTTTACCAAGGTTTACCTTTAGTTTTTAAGTTCGCCTTAATTTGCTTGGCTAGTGCCGATGGTCGGGTAATTTTTTGATCAACAGCAGTGCCAGCTTTAGCTTGCATAGCCCCAATGGTACCTGGTCCCATATTACGATCGGCCTTCAGTCCTAAATCTTTTTGAATTGCCGCGACTAAATCACTACCGCCAGTTCCAAACTGAATACCAGTCATTCCCGCATTCCAATCACCTTTAATCTGGCCAGAAATTACTTTATCAACGGTTGTGCCATAGTATCGTTGCAGATAACCATTCAACTCGCCATCCCAATTAGAATCGATCGCGATATTGGCAAATGGATTGCTTGATGCTTGACTGCTTGAAGATCCTTTTAACAGCTCAGTGACTTTCTTTTGTACTGCATTATAGGAATAACCTGCGGCCGCTAGTTTCTTCTTGCGATCGTCACCATTCCCCCAAGCGCCATTGATCACTTCTTTTGCGATTGTTTCAATCGTTTTTTGCCCTGCTGTACCACCTGCTGATGCCGAAGTACCATAAGCTGGACGAGCATACCCTCGGATATAGCCCCATCCTACTGGCATCGTACGCCGTTTTACTTGGCGACCATAATTGCCTTCAATAGTAGTGATCACACCATTAGAAACAGATTCAACGAATCCAATATGATCCGCCCATCCATCGTTAGGTTGTGTAGAATCATCCCAATTAAAGCAGATAATGTCTCCTGCTTTGGGTGTGGTTCTTCCATCTTCAATCCAAATCCCTTTAGATTTAAAGATATCAATGTGACGTTGTACCCCGCACTCTCGTCCAATTAAATCAGTTGCGCCAGTTTTAATTCCGATAAAGCTGACAAACGTATCGCACCAGTCATCGGTGTATTTCACTTGATAGCCGACTGGAAGCGGCTTGGTTGCATTGTACTTATCAACGATGTTTTTGTGGGAAGTTGTTCCCATTACAGTACCGAGATATTTTCTTGCTTCGGTTAAAACCGTATTTGCTGATACAGTCATTTTTATTTTCTCCTTTTAACAATACTTTTTTGCTATAATCTCCTTATCAGCAAGTGGTCTGCTGAAATAACTGATAAGGAGGTGCATAGTTATGGATAAAAAAGAGTTCGATTCTCTATTTGACGATGCTGTCACTAAAATTTACGATGAACAATATAGCGAAGAAAAGCTTCTTAAACGGTTGCTTGAATTCACCACTGTTAACAATACTTTCAATATAGAGAGTGCTGTGACATTTTCTTTAATTGAATCACAAAAGTATACTCAAGCTTTACTGCATGAAGTTCTTTCCAAAGCCTTGATACCAGATGATAATTGACGAGCTACCTCGTACGTATCAATACTAATTTGACCAATCTCTTTTTTTTGTTCCTTGCTGCTATCAGCGGCTTGGAGCAATTCTTTTACTTCTTTTGGTGTTCCTTCAATTGTAATTTTCATACTAACCATCCTTTCTATAAAAAAAGAGCAGCCGATTAGCTACTCCTTCTTTTCGGTAAACTCTTGTCCGTCACCGTAATCTGATTTTTGTTCATCTTGATACTGGCTGCTAGCGATGTTCAAGAACACACCAGCTAAAGTTGCAGCAGCCGTGATCGTTCCGACAATAATTTCTGTCGAGAAGCCATATAAACCACCTAGAGTAACGATAAATGCCGTGACACCTGGCACGCCAACGGTTAAAACTTTTTTTGCTAAATCATACTGTTTATTGGTTAATTTCATGATAGTTCCTCCTAATGTTCATCTATTTCTTTTTGTTGCAAAATACCTTCATCACGTACATTCAAATTAGATACCTTAGCACGCAATGTGTCGCCAGTTCCATTTCCGCCTAGATTCTTATAGGCTTCAAATAGATAATCAAAGTTGTTCAGCTCGCCAACAGTGATATACCCACGCTTGATATACTCATCCGCTTTATTCCATATTTGGTTGTGCAAAGATGCCTTCTCAGCTTTGACGATTTTCTGACTCCTAACTTCTGCCATTGCTTGATAATCTTCTACTTTTTGCAGACGTTTATCTTGTTCGCTATTTGCCGTTTCCAAGGCTGTGATTGTTTGTTCTCTAAGATCATTCTCAGACCTTTTAGCTTTGACTAATTTTGTGACCCATGTCCCCACTCTCCAAAGAGTAGCCAACAATCCACTGCCAAATGCCGCTGCCCAAAAGCTGTTAATTTCCAAAAATTCTTTCATTCTAATTTCCCCCAACTGACCATACGTCACCTACTTCCCTAAAATAAAAAGCACACTCGACTGAGCGTACTTAATTTACTACTTATCAAAATTTTCTGGTGTAAGTACTAGATAATTAATTTTTTCAGAATCCTCTATAGTACTCATGTCAAATATATCTTCAAGCTCAACTTTCTGATCAAACCTCTTTAGAATTTTGAGATCAATCAGTTTAATTTTTTCTTCATCGCTATAATTCCAAAAATTATGGACTAACTCTTCAATTATTACAGCAATTCTAGCGCTCTCATTTCTAACATTTGCTAGTTTAGAGTAATCTATGACAGAAAAACGAATGTAATTACCTATACTACTCATTTTCAACTTAACTTCTCCTGAAGCAAGGATGATTAAGTTCGTACCCTTTAGTTTTTCAATATTGATTCCTTGCGACTCCATTTCTAACTCTACAAGTTTTATGGCCATTAGTATTTCCATGTTTAATTTTTCTGGCATATCAAAATCTGCGCTTATAGAAATTCTATTTCCTAATGGAGTGTCTAATGTTTTTATCATTTGTTCTTTCATCCCTAAAATTTCCATCATTTTCTCCTTTGGTTTTTATAACAATGATATCATTTTTAAAGGATTCAATAAATTTCTTTATTATCTTTTTCTTCTCAATATTATCTTCTCTAAACGCTTCAGATGATAAGTTTTCAACTTTCATCATTCATCACCTACTTTCCTAAAATATAATCCACAACACGATTAGCCAAAAAAGCAGACAACCAAGAATGATTGTCCGCCAGATTTGATATGTTTTCATAGTAGTTACCTCTGCTCTAATAGCTAAAGCTACGTGTAATGCTATTTCCGGCTCCAAACCTCTCTAAAGTTACTTTTTGTGATGATTTATCAATGATTAAAAGATCGTATACCTCTTCTGTAATGTCGAACATTTTCCTCTCAGGTTGATAAGTTGATGAGATCAGATCAGCACTGAAATTACTTGAATTATTGAGAATAATCACATTCTTAATACCTGTAGATCCAATATCTTGAATGTCATCAATGTGCTCATGACCGCAAAACCAACCAACAATCTTTCCTGTTGATTGAGTAAAATCTACAGAAACAACTCCATTAAAATATTCAAACGAAGTAACATCAGTCAAATTGATAGTAATATCTTTTTTAGATCGTGCGACATAAGCTTCTAATATTTCAATCATTTGCTGCGCGTTTTTAGGCAAGGTCTGTTTGCTTGCTGATATGCCATGCTCTTTTGTCACAATCGATTCAACAATTGGTGTGTGATTAAATATAGCTATACTATATCCTACTGGAACTTTTAAAGCTTTGTTGGCAAACCAATCTAATTGTTTTATCCCCCACGAAAGGTGCTTCTCTTTAATTTTGTTACTTCCATTATCAGCGTAAGGGAAATCTATTACATCCAGAAATATCATTCTTGTTTTTTCAAACTCATTATCTACATAGTAATAAGTACCTGTTTCTCCCATAACAGCATGAGGACTATTTCTACGAAACATCCAAGAATAGCTTTCTTTTTGAGTTATACATTCTGAATAAGCATAATTTCCACCCTCGTTGTTGTCGTCGTGATTACCTCTAATTGCAAAGAAGTTGTCGGTAATATCTCTATACTTGCTCATGACATAGTTCATTCTTTCGGTCGCAACTGATTTAACAGTATTTTCAGCGATCGTATCACCCAAGTGCAATAATGTTCCAATCCCCATTTTATCGCATATATATTTTGCTACTGCGGGATTTATTTCGTTTACGTTATTAAACACAAAATGTGTATCGGTGGTAATAAGCGCTAGACTCAAATCTTTACCGCCAGATAAATTTGGTTTCACCTCTGTTATACGAGCATCTAGGTATTTTTGCCAATATCTAGGGAGGTTAGAAGCAGTATCATCAGCGTAAACGATTTTTATGTTTTGTAATGCTTCTGCCAAATCAATTGCAGATCCGTCTAAAGTGGAAATTTGGATGCGAAATTTCATTGATAAATCTAGGCTAAAAGTATTTTTAGGAATATTCACCCATAATCCTGCATTGGCTATACTACCATCATAATTATAAGCAACAAACTTAATTCTATACTTAGAAGCTGCTAGATTTATAACAGTCACAGCACTCTCGAAAGTTATTAAATTATTTTTTGAAGTTCGAATTGAATCGCTCGACACCAAATCATTTCCAGTTGAAACATTAATAGACCCATATTCATATTCGTAAATATTAAATTGATTATATCCATAATTAGTTGGGGTTTCTTCATATTTAAAGCGATTAGATACATATATATTATTAATGTTAGTTAATTTATCTTCTAACGTATCGAAATTTGAAATTTTTTCATTCTGATATACTATTTTACAGTTACTATAGCCATACTCTAAATCTAATTCTCTGTCATCAATTGTGTTTACTTCGAATCTATATAACTTACTCATATCAACAACAAATGTTTCTTTGTTGCTCAGCCATTTGCTAACTGTTTCAAAAACACCACTCTGATTATAAGCAAATAGTCTAACTCGAAGATTTGGATCTTTTAATATAAATAAAAGATTATTGAATTCGAAGTTAATCTTTAATTTCGAACGAATAGAAGCGGGATAGTCTCTATTATTCCCAGTTGAAGAAATGATTCCTCCACCTTCAACCGGGAAGCTGATGAACCTCCTGTATCCTAAGCTGATAGCTGTCTCATTGTAGTTTTGAGATTGAGAAGCTAAGATATCAACGGTTGTTGATGAAATTTTTGTTAGTCCAATGGCTCCATCAACAATATTGCTTTTATTGACAGCGTTATTTCCGACTACTGCAACACTACCACCTGTCATAGCTTCTTTTACTGCTTGAGAAAGCATCGGCAAAGTAACTTGTTCATTTCCATTTTTGTCAACTTTTTCTAATAATCCTGATGCCAGCATACTGTTTGTTTTATCCAGTGCACTCTTCTCCGCCTTGTTTGTACTTAGGCTATCAATATCTGTTCGGAATCTATTAGAATCAGCCAATACAGCGACCAATGCACTAAATTCTGCCTTTTCAACAATCCCTACAGGTTGCCCCGCCAATCTTTGGACTGTCAACTCAAATTGTTTTAAATTCGTTACTTTTCCGTCTTGGATAACCTGAATACTTGCATATACTTTACCCGGTGTCATCATGTGTTGCGGGTATTCAATCCGATAAATGCTATTGGCTTTATCTAAAACAGAAAAAGCCGTCAAATCTGTCAGCCCGCTTACTTCATTATGCCAATTAAGATTTAATATCAATCCCGGAACTTCTCCGACAACGCCTTTGTTAGTTACCAAAACTGTAAGTGTCCGCCCCTTGTAATCACCTTGTGAAACGAATTGCTTTTCTATAAAAGTATAATTCGCATAATCAATCACTAAATCGACATCTCTAAATTGATCTAGTTCCAAATTCATCACTCCTAATTTTCAGCTGGTGGAATAACAATTGACGATATTCCAGCCGCACTAGTATATGCACGGTCAAATTTTCCGACGATCATTCCTTGCTCTGTGTTTTGTTCATACGTTTGGATTCGTCCATTTTCTAAACCTCTAATAACTCCAGTATGTCCATAGGTATCGTCAACTCCTCCTGGCCAACCAGCCCAAGGTGCACCACGTGCAATATTAATTATTGCTCCTACCTGTAACTGTTCATAGGTTGGATTCTTGATTACCGTCCATCCAACAGCGGCCCAATCATAGGCAATACCAATATCACTAGCAGCGGCGGTACTTCCCACTCCAGTTAAATGACTCATACCATATTGCGTACCAGCACCAAGACCACATCCACCCATATAACCAGAATACTCTGCGGATAGTCCATAACACTGTCCATTGCCGATTCGTCTACCTAATAGATCTTCTAGATGTTCCAGACCTCGATTGGTGGTCACACCATCGAAAGGGATATAGGTTTTATCCGTCAGCTTCAGTGCATCAGCTTTTTCATTTCTGAACCGATTTTGAATCCCTTCGACATAAGCAGGCGCAACCATAGAAGCCGCATTGGTGACAATATAATCACAGACTGTCGTAATAAATGCCGCATCATCCCACCGATTTGAAAATTGTTGAGTAATGGTTTTAATGAAGCCATTTGAAACAGCGGCAGGATACCAGTTTTGAATCGAAGCAAGAATGCCAAGTGTTCCAAGCCATTTTTGGCCATCGTTGAAATCAACGCCTGTACTTGCTTTCAATCCTTCGATTGCTGGTTTCAATTTTGTGCGACAGAAGTATTCGGCTTGCATTCTTGTAAATTGTTTATCATTCGCATTCCCATAAGCAGACCATGAGTTGTTAAATTCAGTCGAGCCAACAGAACCCACTAAAGCACTTCGTGCATCCGGATAATATTTTGCCAACCATGCCAAGAAATTGTCCATCTCATATACTTGCGTGAAAGAGTATTTCCCATAGTTCCAACCCGCACCATCATCTAATGGTGGATGATAATAGCCAGAACCACGATCACCCATTTCGTATTTTGCAGTTAACGCAAGGACTCTAACAAATACATCAGACAATGTTCCGCCTTCACCAGGACCAGGTCCACCATTTTGACCAGGAATAACCTTTTGACCATTAATTTTAAGTTCACCGCGTATATCCATATCACCTGACAAAGTAATGTTTCCGATAAGTCTTATATCATCATCAATAATATACATACCTTTGTTTTTGCCTAAAACTAAGCCTTTTCCTTCTGATGAGGAAATTAGCACATAATCTCCACCATTATCTAGCCTTAGTTGCAACGCTTTTCCATCCATATCAGCCATAACGGGTTGACCATTTTCTGAACCTACAACTAAATTAGGAAAGGGATTTCCAGCTGTACCGATAGTTCCTATTGACTTCGATCCACTCCAGAACTCCATCCCTCTTTTAGTCAATTCCATGATTTTGAGATCATCATTCCAAAGTTGCAAAGTCCCAGATACCATTCGTAGTAAATCACCCATACCATTGAATGAGACTTCCATAATATTCGTACGAATCTTTCCAGCTCGAATAAAGTCGGCATTCAAAGTTCCATCTATCCCCCATGCATTTACAAAGGGGCCAAGCCAACCAGTTCGAGAAAATCCTAAGCCTTTATGATTAAGTGCAATTACATCTTTTGCAGTGTCCCGTGAATCAGTATCCATATAATATGTGGTATGTGGCTTATTCTTGGGGTATTGCAAAACGCTACCGCCCTCAACACCATTGATCAGGTTGGTTACATAATCGACAAATTCAGACATGTAACCTTTCTTTGTCAAGGTTTTGATAGTCTCTTGCAGCTCATAATTTTGTTTGGTGTAAAAAGCCATCTGGGCGTCGCCCGCATAGATTTTTTTGTTTTTCTCAGTTAAGGAATCGTACACAACACTCGTGATTTTTGTGTCAATGTGGATGTCATAGAGCCTGTGGTAAACCGAAAAAGTATCAAATAATCCATAATTTTTGATTTTAGCAAATTCTTTTGCTTCTTCGGAATCAGTCAGTTTTTCAATTTCTAACTCAATGCTGATTTTCGGCTTGTCTGAACCCGGATTGATAGACTTAAAATAATTTGCAGCAACTCGATTTAAACTAGCTAAATCTTTTACCCCTTGTTCTTCTGTAAATTGAATATGTTTAGCGTAAACATCCGGATAATTGGTTGCTAATTCTGACATAACTGCATTTCCATAAATCCGTTTAGTCGTTCCATCCTCGCTATTTTGCAAGTCAGCATAGGGCAACACCTTAGTTACGATACTTGACCAATCAAACTTGATCTTCAATCCATTTAAATCTTTTCCGTATCGAACAGTCCCGACATTATCCCGACCTCTTCTTCTCAATAAAGAAAGTTTAAATGGCTCTCGTTTAATTTCTCCGCCCCAATATTGAACCATACTCCCTTGTTCTCCTGAGATACAGCTCAACACATTACGGGCTTCAAAAACTGTGCTGGAGGTAGTTTGAATATCAGAAAATAGTTTCACATCACTGGGTTCATCCATTCCATTTTCAATAGCAGCCATTGCTTCTGCGCCATTTTTTGAATCGATCTCAACATGACGCACTTCCCGATTTCCAATTTTATACGTACGTGACTGCCCATAAATCAATATGGTGTTACTTATTGTGTCTTTATAGGTATTCTTAATCTCAAAGACATGATAATCCTCTTGATCATTGGGTTTTGCTTTTATTTGGTACCCATTCTCAAAATAATCCGAAAATCTGCTGATTAATGGGTGCTCAATTTCCACTTCATATTTCCCATTTGCTTCTTCGGTCACATCACAACGACTTGTATCAATCATAATTCCTAACCCATTATGACTGAAATCCTTTTCGAGCGGATCATATATTCTAGGTTTCAAACTTTTGTCCACCACCTTGGCATCAAATTAAATTCCTTTACATTGCCTTCCCATCTAATCGTCGTCAACCCGACTGGCAAACTTGGAAAATCAATAAATTTGGTTTTATTATCCTGACTCTCAAGAATCCCATCAACAATGCGATAAGATTCTTCTAGTTGAGAATCGATGACTATTTCATTACCAATATTTGTTAATTCAAACTTGTTATTGTTAATCCAAAAAGAAATATCCCCCGAGCCTAAAATTTGAATTTTAGGCTTCGAAGGATAATGTTCGTTATTGTGTATTTTCGTTTCATTGCTCAACCATTTAAGCCCTGTTCTTGACTGCTTGAAAGGACGTAAGCTGACTGTGAACTCAAATGGTATCCAATTAGCGTCTTTATGTGTACCCGTAAACACAGGAGGACTTACTACAATCGCTTGATAGATATACTGCGTATCAAAACTGTAGGTAAAATCAGAGTAATTTGACATATCTAACCAAGACCGAATACGGTCCTCTAAATGCGATACATCATCTACATTATCCGCTTGTGCATTGCAAAGGATTTTCCATTCTACGTTTTTGTAGTAAGCAAAATCTACAACAATCGAATCATTGCCTGGCCTTGGCTTGAGTTCTATAACACGTCCTGCAGAAAGGCGTTGTGGTCTAGAACGTAAGTAAGTATTGAACCCTTCGCTATCCAAGCCATTGATTTTAAACTGTCCTGGTCTAAATACCATTCAATACGCCTCCTTTAGGTGCATCTTCTCTATCCTTCAATTCCTTGATGAATTTTACAAGTTTTTTAGCCATATCCATCAATTGGAAATCTGTCAATTCACCTAGCGCTTGCAAAGTGATATTAAAGGTGTCGCCTGATTTACCCTTTTCTTTTCCGCTTGTAAAGTCATCCGAAATATCTTCTGTGTTCAAGACGTTCGGATTAATTTGGCTTAAATCGACATTTGCTCCTAAACTGCTTGTGTCAAAAGTTAGTTTATTCGCTGCGTCAGTCAGTGCGTCTTGCATAGTGTAAGCATCTTGCTCAATTCCGCCTGCAATACCACGAGGAATCCATCTACCAACAGCGTCTCGCCCCCATCGTGAAGGAGAGTGAATACCAAAGAAACCAAGAACATTATCTTTGAAACCGCCAAGAACCCCTTTGGCTGCATCCCAAAGACCTCCAGCAGCATTGCTGATCCCTTGGCCGATCCCCCTGATAATATTCATACCGACTTCACCCCAATCCACAGAAGTGAATTCATCGATAAAGCCTGTAATTAATTTCCACCCAACATTTCCTAATTCAGAAAGGTAGCTTAGAAAGCCGTCAATAACTGCTATCATAATTTGTGGTATTGCCGCCACAATAGCAATAATGATCTGTGGTAAATTCTCAACTAATGCGATAAACAGTGTCACCCCTGCGCTAATTAGCTCAGGTGTTGCATCACTAAACGCACGAACCACTGAGGTTATAATTTGAGGAATGGCTTTAACAATCGCTTGAATGATCGTTGGTAACGCCTCTACCAAAGCAACTAATAACTGTATACCTGCTTCAATGATCATCGGAATAGAACCAATAAAGAAACTTACCAAACTATTGATAATAGTCGGTAACGCTTGAATCAACATAGGTAACGCTGTAATTAATCCTTGTGCTAAACCTACAATCAATTGCAACGCCGCATCCAACAGCATAGGTAAATTATTGATCAGTCCTTGCACGATTGTTATCAATGCTTGAACTGCTGCCGGTATCAAGGTTGGTAAAGCTTGTGCGATACCTGTAACCAATGCTGTAATAATTTGCATAGCTACATCAATAAACAATGGTAGATTGTCAACAATCGTCTGTACAAGGCTCAATAAAGTATCAACCACTACAGGAATCAATCCTGGTAGTAATGTTAACAATGTTTGCAATACTTGATTAAACAGATCGGTTACTGCAGATAGTAAAGTTGGCAACAAATCAGCAACCGCCGTGAGCAATCCATTCAAAAGTCCAGGCAAAGCAGATACAATATTTCCCAAAACGGGCGTAATATTTTTTACAACATAACCAAACTGTTCAACTAGGTTATCAACCAGTTTACCTACGTCAGCATCCGCATTTCCCATTCCAGCTAGGAGATTTTGCCACGCCGATCCCATGCCAGCAAGCGATCCGCTGATAGTTTCGGTTGCTTCTTGTGCTGTAGTCCCTGTGATTCCCATTTCTGTTTGCATCACGTGGATGGCTTCTGTGACATCAGCAAAACTAGAAATGTCATATTTAATGCCAGAAATCTTTTCAGCGTCAGCTAAGAGGCGTTTCATTTCTTCTTGAGTACCACCATATCCGAGCTTTAGGTTATCAAGCATCGTATAGTTTTGCTTAGCGAACCCTTGGTAAGCATTTTGGATACTGCCTATGTCTGAACCCATTTTATTCGCGTTATCGGACATATCAGTTACAGCTTGATTCGCCACGTCTGCTGCTTTTGAGGTGTCTCCACCTAGGGATTGTAGCAAACTGGCACTAAAGCCTGTGACGGTTTCCATATACTCATTTGCTGATAGACCAGCTGTTAGAAATGCATCATCGGCGAATTGCTGCACCTTTTTAGATGCATCACCAAACAGCGTATCTACCCCACCAACAAGCTGTTCGTAATCAGCGTAAGCGGATATGACTTTTTGACTTAGGCCGACTGCAGCCGCTCCTGCTACACCAGCTGCAACCGCCATACCAGTACCGATTACTTTCAGACCGCCGCCAATTTTGCTGAACATGGAAGTTGATTTTTCGGCTTTGCCTGTTGTTTCGTCAATGGCATCATTTGCTTTTTGGTTATCAGCATCAATGGTCCCAAACATTTCAAAGACATTAAACGCCAAAGCCATCACCTCCCAGGTCTTCTAGCATTGCTAATGCATTTTTAGCGGCTTTTTGAGCCTCTGTTTCTACCTGCTCTTTTGGTTTAGCACTTTCAATGATTTTTTGTTTAAAATCACCAAATGAATCAGTACGAAACGGATTAGATAGATAGATTTGCCACAGTTGATCATCAAATTCACCATCGAATAGCACGGATAGAAATTCGGGCAAGTCTTTCCACTTGATCGTGGACAACAAAAAAGAGACATCGTTATATCTTTTGAATAACGTGTCCCTAAACTTATGCATGCCACCATGATTTTGAATTAAAAGAGCAATTCTAACGCTTCTCGTAATTCCGGCTTTAAGAAAAAATCCTTCACCAGCAATCCGTAGGTAACAATATTTGTTTTTCCAATTTCTTCAGGTGTTTTCCCAGTCAAATCTGCTAAAAGGTCATTTAGCTCTACTTTGATCTCACTAGAATGTCCCAGGATGAATTTTGCAGCCTTAGCTACCAAGTCAAAGCTTTGAGCTGAGATATCTGCTTGGATATCTTTCACTTGTTTTGTAAACGACTCTTGTTCGCTCTCAGATTTTTTGCTGGCCACCAGTGCCAAACCTTGTGCTTTTTGAGTTTGAATTTTAGCGGCATCTTTTTGTTTTAAAAAGTCAGTGACTAATTCAGTGACATTCAAAATTTGTACAATTTCGATCACTTTAAATAAATCATCAGCTTGGAGTTCCCGCATGGAATACCCCAACAGTCGTTCTTTGATTTTATTGTTCTTTTCAGCCGCTTTGACCTCAGCAGCTTTTTTCGCAGCTTCAATCTGTTCAACGCTTAATTGATCATTTGCTTCACTCATTTAGCTTTTTCCTCCTCTGGCGCACCATCTACTTTTTTTGTTGTTTCAACTGTCGCTTTTTTTGATCCATCGGCATCGATTGGTTTAATTAACACTTTTTTCAGTTTGTTATTCTCAGTAGATAGTTCTTTGATTCGTTTTTTGTCTTTATTGGTGTAAATATCACCTGACCAATATTTAACACCTTTTTCAATAAATGGATAAACTACTTTATATTTCAAATGTACTCATCCTTTCTACGGCTCTAATTCAGGCTCTTTGGGCATTAGGATCTTGACTGGTAAAGAAGTAGTAGTCACATCGTCCATTGGTGTACGAGCAGCAAATGTCAGCGGATAAATCGCTTCTGCTTTGTCTTTCACTTCAAATTCCAATCCAGAAGTGCAGATAGCAAAATCCATGATGATAATAACTGGCTTATCCGATCCGCTAATTGTGCCGATATAACCAAGATTTTCAATGTAATCTGATTCTTCAATTTTCTGCTTAGGAGTGATCACATCGTATCCGGCTGGATATTCCGTGTCATCCGATTCTTCCACATCAGCAAAAAGAGCCATCTTGACGTTATCACGCGTGTGCTCAATGACATTCACTTCAAAGGTCCCTTCGCTTGATTCGATCATGTCGCCGCCTACAGGTGTGGTGAATACACCATCAACTTCCACTTGGCGTAGATTATTTTTAAGTGACAACTTAGATCCGCCGCTTGTTGCACCAAGGAGATCATAGGTCCACTTTTTAGCCGTAGCATCCCAGGTTAAGTTCCGAACTAACGCACCTGCATTTAACAGGTAGCGCTTGGGTGTATCAGCAGTATAGCCGCTTTTAGGTAAAGTCTCGCTAGTAATTGCCATTCTAAATCCTCCAATCAAATTTGGCATAAAGCCTTATATTCCGACGTTGCAAAGTGTCTGATCCAGTTGGCACATCATTGTCTGCATCATACTGTATCTGTACCAAAAACTTATCTGTCACTTGATAGAAAGGCTCGTTGTTAAATGCTTCCATCATTGCTGATAATGCTTTTTCGATTGCTACATCGCTCTTGTTGTTATCAAACAGATCAATATCAATGTAAAATCCTTGCCCTGCAAAATGAGTAGGTTCACCAGTCAGAGAAAAGGTTTGATAGGGATACACAACAGTTTTATTTTTGTTCTTTAGATAGTGTGTTTCGGGGACAATTTCACTGAAAAGCCCCGTTAAATAGTTGATTACATCAATACGTTGGCTCATCAGCTAAATTCCTCCAAATATTTCTTTTGCTAACGCTTCTATTTGTGATTTGTTTTTACGAAAAGCTGGACGTAAATAGGGTTGGGGTTCTTGCCCCCAAGTGAAGAACCATTCCCCACTTGGGTCTTGATACACCCAACCACCTTTACGCCCCATTCCATTTTCAGCAAATTCACCTGTGCCCATTTCTACATAAATGGCATACTCAACGTTTGTGCCTACATAACCAATCAATTCGGCCTCATCAACAACGTAATCAATTGAATTTCTCAGCCTAGCTGTATGAACAGCCGCTAATGCTACGGCTTGACCCTCAACTAGCATGCATGCTTGAAAAAGCCATTGGATTGTTGCTTGTTTCAAAACTTCTTTGGCTTCATCGGAGTGATCAAGAAATTTCATCAAGCCCACCTCTTGCAATAAATCTCAAGGTGATCAGATAATTCCATCACATCATCGACATAGGTTATTTCGTATTCAATGCCTGATCTTGGGTTGAGGATGCGGTCGGTAGATAAGATTTCGAAGCTTGTATCTTCTGTTAAAAATATATGGCTAGACGTTGCCAGAAGGCTATTCTGATATGTCTGTTCATCAGAACCTGTGATCATATCCAGCCAACCTAAAGGCTTGTGTACCGTCTGCCATTCAACAATAGGTTGATTCAATTCATCTTTTTCGCCAGTTTCCTGTTCACGTCTGATTTCAAAGGGAAACATCGAATCACCTACCATTTCAATAGCTTGTATTTGTTGATGAACGACATTAAAGCAGCTGGATAGCCATTGACTGACTCTCCGCTGTTCTGATCATAGTATGTCTCAGACATTCGAGAAACAGTCTTGGATTTCAATCCAATTTTATCGCGCATTTTAGCATCATAGGTCAAGAGTTTTCTAACCCCTGACAATATATCTGCCGGATACTCGATTTTGGTCAAAAACGCATCTGGATCTGTACCCGTGAACAATCTTGGATTGCCTTCCAGATTAATTAATTGCCCGTCAATCGCATTCACAACATACAGACCATCGTTCCACTTACTGCCTGAAACTTGAATAGTATCCTCTGCCCTAAGACCTTGGATATCACCCAATACGGCAATAGTTGTTTCATTTTCAAATCGTATTTGTTTAAAACGAACCTTCCGATTCTGAAAAGGATTATTAGTCAGCATTCGAATTGATTTTTCGATACCATCTAGATCCTCTTGCGTCGCATCAGGATAAATCTTCTTTGCATCATCCAAGGATATGATCATAAGTCTGTCTCCTCTCTAAAGGAAAGAGGACAGCTTATTTGCCATCCTCTTTTTTTGCAGCAGCATCAGTTGTATCTTTCTTTGATTCTTTGACCTGCTTTTTCAATGCTTTGTTTTCAGCTTCCAATTTGGCAATTTGCTTTTCCAGATCAGCTGTATTGACTTCCTCAGGCTCTTCTTCAACGATGAAGCCTTTTTCTTTGAATCTAGAAATCAACCACGGATCATCAGTTTTGCCGATGCCATGTTGAAACATGACACCAAAAGATTCACCTGTATAGGATTTATTAGGCGCTTTGATTTGCATGATTTATCCTCCTATCTAACCTTCAAGTTACGCAACACGCCAGCTTTTCGTGTTTGCTTCAGTGCTACACCAGCAACCATTTCTACTTCGCCTTTTTTAACTGCACCAGGCGTTGTGAAATTAGGCATATAGGCTGTAATACCAGCACTTCCAAGTGGTGTAACGCCGTGGAACCCATCTAAACCTAATGATACGGCGTATAGGTCAGTCAAGCCGCCAACTGTATCTTCGCCAATCGTACGCTCAACGATTTCAACGATAGGATCCGTTTTCTTGGTAGTGGCATTGTAGAAATAGCCCAAGTCAACTAATGGGATATTGTCATATCCGCCAACTTTGTTACCAAAAGCATCTTCAGTGCGTGTGAAATAGCCTGCTTGACGTGCAACAGACTGAATCATGTTGATCAACTTGTTATTTCCAAGCAACATTGTTGGTTTGCCATCTAATTCTGACAAGAAATCATCCAATGTTTCTAAAATTTTGTATTTAGTCATGGTTACATCTGTTAAGTCAGTCACTGCATCAGTTCCCAATTCTGTAGATGAACCTGTCAACATTTTGTCTAAACCATCAAAGCTATCCGCATCAACTGCAGAGTCACCGTTGATTGCAGTGTAGTGGAACAGGTTTGCAGCCCCTTTAATTTTTTGTTCCATTTGGAAGGCTGATTCATTTAATTGACCAGATGTGTTTTGAATCACACGGTCAACTTCATATGATCCGCCAAAAATTTTCAATTTAACAGATTTGTCTTGGCGATCTGCTTCATTTGATGTGTACTCCGTATTGATTTTACGGAAGCCAGCAGTTGATGGTGTTTTCAATTGAGTGTATCCATAAACCAGTGTAGATCCACCAGTACCAGGGGATACAGCATCATCGAACGTCAATTGATCTAAAAGAAATGAACTACGACGGAACTCGTCAATTGCTGATTGGATAATTTTGTCTTGCATGGTTGCTTTTGCTTGCTCTAATGTAACTGGCATAATATATGCCCTCCCTTAATTAATTTTGTTGTTCTTCCATTGTTTGTGCCATTGCTTCACGAATAGATGTAGGCTCATTTTTAGATTGATGACCGTCTCCCGGTTTTGCATCAATCCGTTGGAACCCGCCTAGTTTGTCCTTAGCAGCATCTTTATCTTTGTCATCAGACTTGGCTTGAAAGTAGTCAGGCATAGATTTTTGTAAATCTTTTACTCGACTATCTAGATCTTTGACCTTACCATCTTTGTCTAATTCCAAGGAACCTAGTTTAAATTTGGCATAGTCTAAATCCTTAGTACCAGCAGAACGTAGTGCAGATTCCACTTGGGAATCAATTTTCAGTTGGTTATTTTCAGTTTCAAGAGTTTGCGCCTTTGTTTTATAAGTATCAAGCTCTTTCTGGATATCCGGATTATCCTTTGTCTTGTCTTCTAAACTTTTGATTGTGTCCTTGGCTGTCTTCAAACTGTCAGAAAGATTGTTGTATTGATCCTTAGGAACAGCATTTTTTGGAAATTCTTGATCAATTTCCTTATTAGCTGCGTCTAAATCAACAGTGCCATCTTCCTTACGATGCTTTTCTAAAATACTTTTGATCCATTCCATGTTCTTTTCCTCCCATACCATTTATATAGCGGTCGGTTCCGCTTAGGATTTTCGGATATACTGCCGAATTCAGTGTGAATCAGTTTAGTGTCATGATTCAGGACAAAATAAAAAGACCCATTCAGGTCCTTAATCTTCTGATGACATAATTTCATCTAATTTACCGCTTTGGGCAAACTCGATTAGCTTTTCCAATGTCTGTATATCTACTGTGTGTTTTCCAATGATAAATGTTGGTTCAAATGGTTTGCCCGCTGTGACAGGATTGCCATTGATAGAAAATGTTTGTTTCTTTTCTATCATATCTGCCTTGACTAGACTCATTTCCCTTCCTCCCAGCTCTTGTGAACCACTGTAGCGCCGTTCGTCTCATACCATTTGACTGATTGCTGTAGGTTAGGCAATGTATGGCTGATCATAGCAATTTCCAAGGTAGCTTCAGTGAGAGATTCAATAATTTGCACACTTACATGATTACCATTCCACACTGGTTTGATTTCGGAAAGAGTAACATCTCCATTCAAATCTTTCAGTTCATTTTTTACAAAATGACGACTATTTTCATCTTCAATAGCTTTTTTGTATACCTCAGCAAGATTGCTGGGTACTTTCAGTGTTAAAACTGCTTCGTGGAAGTCCTTCATGCTTATTCCTCCCTCTTACTATTTATCCATTCTTGATAATTCTTATAAGCAGAAACTTTACCAGTTGCATTGTCACGCCGCAGTTTTGGCTCATAACCTTTAATCACATTGATTGTACGGCACCGACAGTTGCAATCCTCACTGGCAATACCGAACATATGCGGTTGCAAAGCCTTCAAACCGCCAACTTCAAAATATTCATCAATTGCTCGGATTTGACCATCTAATTTTCGATGATTATTACGTGTATCGCCATCTAGTGTTGACACCCACTTTTTCTCAGCTTTTATTCCAAGATCTTTGGCATGCTGTTGTGACTGCTGGCGAGTGACACTTGTGACACGGCCTGATTCCGTTCGAGCGATATTCATGGCTCTTCGATAATTGGCACCACCGATTTCAGCTATTTGAGCAGCCATTTTTTGAGTTGACCACCCTTTACTAAAGCCCCTTGTAAGCACTCTGTTAAGGTTCTTCTTCATCTTGGAAGAATTACCCTTTAGACGAGTTGAAAGCTTCCTACCTGCAACTGGTGTATTGATTATGGTAGCTATTTGTTTTTCTGTCAGCATAGCAAAGGAAAGAGGTATTTTCTCGCTCATTTCAAACTCATAAAAGAGTTCGTTATAAGCAGTGCCGGCATCATGAATCAAAAAATCAAACATGCTTTTTTGTTGGTCTCCTTCAAGTTGACTTGCTTTCGCATAAATTTGACTACGAATAGACTCAAGGCGCTCCTTTTGAAGCTTTTTACTGAATTTATCGTCTTTTTCAATTTGTTCGGCTAAGGCAATAATTTCCTGAGTAATTTCATTCGCTAAATCTTTATAGAGCTTTTTCAGGTCTTTGCTAATACTGGATTCTGACCTACTTAGTAGTGATTCTATCTCCTTCTGGTACTTCGACAACTGGAATCACTTCCTCTTCATAGTCTTGTTCATCCATCAGCTTCTTGATCTCTTCATAATCAAGATCAAAGACTTCGCAAATATATTTGAGTACCGTTTCATCGTCCAGTCGGACCGCAGCATTCAAAATATTGTCAATTTCGATCTGTTTGCGCTCAGCCTTGGTCTTCTCGCGTTCCTCGACTTCTGTTTCATCAATCATAGTGTCACGAGTGATTATGATTTCAAGGTCAGATGTATCATAAGCAGTGTTGTTACGTTGATTAATATCCGCAACGATCAATTCAAGCATTTGTTTAATGATTTTACGCAAGCGGATCTCTGCTTTATTACACTTTAGGTCTAACAAGGTGTATCTGGATTGTATAACCACATTGGTCACATTGCCATCACCGACTTGTGAGGAATCAAATCCCATGCCGAACTTATAGATGCCCTCTTTATCAACCGTCAATTTGGCTTTTCGAGCCTCTACTGGTATGTTGACAGTATGGACATCAAGGCCGCCGTTATCTCCAACACCCACGGCTCCGCGCGATCGTAGGTTATTGATCAATTGTTCATAGCCGTCACCATTGAAGCCTTTTACTGCAAAAAATGGCTGATCAAAGTCCTGTAGATTATTGGACAATGCGCAGGCCATTAAATCGTAGTCGTCTATCAGTGGTTTGATTGGATCTAAATCAGTAGTTTGGTATTTATTGTTGTCATATCGCAGAAAGGGAATAAAATCAGCAACGCCAAGCGCATTCCCAATCGATCGCCCATATGCTTCTTTGGTTTCAGGGTTCAATCTTGTGTCATGGTACAAAGGATTGACCGCTACCTTAGGATCAAGCTTAAAGCTTTGTAAATAGCCGCCTTCGCTGATGAAGTACCAGACTTTCTCGCTATCCCACAACTCCGATCGAGTAACACGCACCGTCTTGCCATCTTGGTAGATGTCGGTATCGTAATAGCGAATAATAGCAATCAAATTGTAATCTGCATCATAGATTTCAATTACTTTTAGGCTATCAGCCACTTGGAAAGACAAGCGATCCTCACCTAGCTTTGTATAAACGAACTCATAGCCCTTTTGGCTTCCCCCTTCGACTAATTCTTGCAGCATCAGCTGGAAGTCTTCGTCAATGTACTGATCAAGTAATTCTTGCAGCCCTTTTTGCTCCGTTTTGATTTCAACAGGATTTGACAACAAGTACTGGACCTTTTGATCAATAAGCTCTGTCAAATAGCCATGTGGTATTTTGATATTGCTTCTTGATGTTTCTTCATGTACTTTCCCTTCATTGTCCATATAGAACAATCGGAAGTGTAAAATGTCATGTTTGTATTGGTAATAATCGACACCCTTACGCATTTTTCGCTTATAGCTTGCTGTACGATCTGAATTCACAGCTTGTTTCACTGCGGTTGCTAAAATCTTAGGGTCCTGAGATAAAAAATATTTTGGATCCAATGATCAATCACTCCTTTCACTTTTATAATAGTTACTATATTAATAAAGCCAATCACGACCTTTTACCATCGTATCTGCAATACCAGTGATTGAATCCGGGGCATCATCATGCGCATTTTTCCCCTCACGTTGGTACGTTGTCATAGCTTCATAGAACTCAGGCCAACGAAGCGCCCAATCTTCTGGATAATAAACATTATTTTCGACCCAAGCACTGTTTGATAAGATTCGAGACTGTTTGTTCGCTGCCTGATGGAAATCCTCCCAATAAGCGGAATAATATCCCAATTCTTTTGCTTTACGTTCAGAGTTACGTCTAAACCCACGCCCACCGTTATTTCCTTCAACTCGTATGTGGTTTACTTTGTTTCTGATAATCATATTTGCATGAGCATTTTCGGTGATTTCCATTGGTTCTTTGGTATATAGAACATCTAACAGGTATGCCTTATGATCAGATGTTTCAGCCCATACAGGAGATGATAAATAGTCTGCACCTTTATCGGCAGTATCTGTATAGTTCCAAATCTTAATGACGTTGTCTGGCAATTTATCATATGTCTGAAACTTTTGATAAAGCCGCCCTTTTTGGTCAATCGGTTCTTGCTGATAATTCGCATTTGCGATTGCCGTTCCCATTGCCGCACGTTTCTTTTTGAAATCTTCATAAGATAAAATGTCTGGGCAAAGCATTTCATGCGTTTCTTCGTTAAGAAGGGCTTTTTTTATAACAACGCGTAACTTATAACCCATCGCAGGCATTTCATCAATGATACGTCCTGCCAGATCTTTCGAATGCCATCTAGTCATAATGACTATGATTTTTCCGCCTTTTTCAACACGAGAAAGCATTTGTTTTGTGAACCAGTCCCAATGCTTTTGTAGTTCATTTTCGTTAGTTGCTTCTACAATCCCTTTGATTACGTCATCAACTATGAGTAAATCAAAGCCTTTACCAGTTGCGGATCCTCCTGGTGATGTCGCCAGATAGGAAAGCTTGCTTCCTTGTAGCGCCCAACGTTTAGCTGCTGCTGATCCTTGTTTCAATTTTGCTTTCGGAAAGATATCCGTATAAACAATTTGATCATCTATTACTCTTTCTTCAGCGATGTTTTCCCTCACGTCTTTTGAAAAATCGGTCGCCATATCTTCGTTATATGAACCAGTAGCAACTCTTAATTTGGGATTTCTTCCAAGTTCCCACTCAACAAAACGGCCAGCAGTCGTTGATTTTGCATGACGTGGCGGCAGATTGAGCAGCATGATGTCGTCATCAGACTTCATGAATTCCTCAAACTCCTGGCAAAGATCTTTCAAATATTTCCTGTCACTCTTATAGAGGTCCGGTATTCGTAATTGACAATAAGAAAAGAAGTCATCACGCGCTTCGCGTAACAACTTCTCTCGTTTTAATTGCTTCAATTCTTTTAAGTAACGGTATTTTTGTATTTTATCCATCGTCATCACTAGCCGATGCTAATTCCTTTTCAAGCTCGGCAATGCGTTCTTCCAGTTCAGAATCGGTCAATCCGTCTGCGTTGATGTTAACAGTAGATTGGATCTCATGGACATCAACTGCTTTGTAGCCAGCACGATCAAGCAAATCTTTCGCTGCATTAATCCGATCTGCATCTTTGCTTTCCGGATTATTGACAATATCAGATAATACTTTTCGAGCATCTATAGCATCAAAGAAAAACTCTCGTTTCAATTCCTTTTCCAACTGCTTTTCTCGTTTTTCAAGATATTCTAAAACTATAGGATTTTGAAGGAGTTGATAAGCTTGTGAGCTCGCAGAAGCAGAACTATATCCAGCTTCAACTGCCGCTTGCGTCTGATTCTTTTTTCGGTTTTTAAGGTAATTATCTACGAAAAGTTTTTGTTGCCTTGTCGGCCCTCTCACAGCCATTTAAATCACACTCCTTTTATTCTTTTTAAATTGCTTTTATAAGATTAACTAATTATTCATTGGGATTGTTTATAATAAAAAAGCGAATAAAATCTCTTCCGAACTTTGATATTTTCAGCCTATCTTTCGCTCTCAATCTAACCTTGCTTTTACTAGATAAGCTTTTAGCCCTAGCGTTCCTTGCACCAGACAATACTTTTATTATACTCTCTGTTGATCCCCTTATTTCTTCAATTGCAGCCTCTAAATTCTTTAGGTCTTTGACTAGTTTGTCATCATAATCATTTTCCATGAGACCTAATCTATAAAGGTTCTCCCTTATAGCAACATATTGGTCGACATTAATATCAAAAGCTGCTAGTAGTTCCTCCGCACTATTATATCCCCCAATCTCTTGACGGGTATTAGCTTTGTAAGATAATTTAAGAGCTGAAATATCTAAAATAGTTAATTTATCAAGAGTATCAAAGTACAGGTATGCTACATCGAAAGATGGATTTTCTAAGCTTAAAAATTCTGAATAACCATTGATCATAAACTCAATTTTTTCCGATTGACTGGTAGATTCAATTTTTCTCATAACCATTTCAAAAATTTCATCTAAAATTTGTTTATTCTTCAAAGTTTGTTTTTCGAATTTTTCTTTTAGCTCTTCATCTCTTTTGCTAATAGCTTGAACCATTACCTCTAAATTTTTAATTTTTTTGTTTGTTCTAAATTCGGTTATAGCTCCACCTATACCTGGTATCAAACTAGCTCCATAATCAATCAAAATATCACCACCTTGTCTTGCAAGTTCGTTTGTTATAAGAGGTACGACATTTTCTTTTAAAATATCTTTTCCTTGTTCAGAAACAACAGATAGAACATTTTCAAATAAAAATCCTTTGATTGCATCAATTTTTTCTCCCATAATCATTAATCTCCTTTATAAATTTATACTTAAAGGATAACCGATTATGGAAATAATAAAAAGACAGCACTAGCGAATTTTGAAAAGAGGAATCACCTCCATCAAATTAATGTGCTGTCTTTCTATTCAAGTTAAGAAGAATGAGCGATGAGGGGGTTTGCCCCCTTTCGGTTTTTAGAATTTTGTGAGTAGTCCAATAACCGGCTCTCCGGTTCTTCTACGCTATTACTATAACCCGTTTAAATCAAGAAATATACACAGGCTTTTAGGTCGCATTTTGTGGCAATGTCAAAACAAGCTCAACTGATCCTGGTCTGCTGAATAGTAGTCCATTTCTTCTTGCTTCTTTAAGCGTTCCTCTCGTCTTGCCTCGTACTCATCCACGAATGATAATGTCTTGCGAATCTCTGTATGCCGTTTTCTGATATAAGATAC